TGGTGCATACCCGAAAGACCGCCAACACCCTGCATAGACAGCGCCATATCCACATCGTGTCCTGGCATCGTGTGGCTACTACTGGCGTGGCTGCCCCGGTCTATGCCTGGGGCGATGCGCTGGATGCTCCTATCCCCAGGAAGATCCAGGACGTCATCATTCGGGAAGCTGAGACTCAGTCGTACACCACGATCAAGCGCCTACGGGAGAGCATGAATCCCAGCATGTTCGACCCTTTCCGCGTGCTGCGGGCGCAGGTGGGGGGTACGGCATGAGCGCCGGTCGCTATTTGTTCTGCTGCCTATTCGTAGGGCTTGCTGGTTGGCAAGTCAACAACCAACACTGGCCATGGCTGGCGATCGATATCGGAATGTTCTTGCTGCTGATTGGGGATTCCATCGTGGACGCGTTGAAAGAGGACAGGAAAAAATGAACGTTCTCGAACTCCCATTCCCGCCCAGCGTGAACACCTACTGGCGCCATCCGACGACAGGGAGGCTGGCCGGCCGCCACCTGATATCGGAGAAGGGGCGCGAATACCGCCAAGCGGTGATCGATGAGGCTAGCCGTTACCAGTTGGCCAAGATGCAGGGGAAGCTGTCTCTCCACATTGACGCATTCCCGCCTGACAACCGCCGCCGCGACCTGGACAACATGATGAAGGCGCTGCTTGATGGACTGGTGCACGCCCAGGTGATCGAAGACGACAGCCAGATCGACAAACTTTCAATCGAGCGCGGCGTGGTCTGCAAGGGCGGACGAGTGCGCGTGTACGTCAGTGAATACCGGAGCGAAGCATGAAGCAAGCCACCAAGCCCAGCGAGATCAAGCCCATGCAAGCGCGGCCATACGTTCCCAACATGCAGATGCGCCAGGTAGCCGAGAAGCTGAAGGGCATGCCTCGCCCAGTAACGCTATCGAGCAACGTCAGCAACTTCCGGCATATGGAGGGGTGATGCGTACCAATCTGGAAATCCTTCTGTCCGAGTGGGGTCACCGCCAGGACATCCGCAAGGACCGCGCCCTGGGCTATCCGACCGCCGCCGCATTCTCCAAAGAGCGCGTAGACCACGATGGATGGGGATACAGCGGCCCTGAGGCGTGCGCAGCTGATGGAGATATGCTGCGGATCGACACGGCCATCAACCACCTGCACCCGGACATGCGCGTCATCATCACCGCGCACTATGTGTGGGCTGGGCCGGTCAAGCGCAAAGTTGATCTGTTGCGCACCACGCGCACCGCTTACTACGAGACTCTGGAATACGCCCACAAGCAGCTATCGCACACGATGGGGGGCAGCTACGCAACAGGCTACGAGACTAAATTGTCCGGACACCTAGCGGAACTGTCCGGATGTATTTAGAGTATTACGTGCAGGCTGTGTAAGTGTCACTTGCGCAGCTTGGCAAGAGCATACGGTCGCAAAGTCTTGGAAGTAGCGGCCCGCGCCGGCCAATCCTACGCCTGATGAGATCAGTAGATCGAAACCACATGGTTGCGTAGTCCCCCAAGGGCCGGTGTAGTGGGGGAGTGACCAAGAAACCCCAGCCCCTGACGAGAAATCGCTGGGGGCTTTTTCATTTCCGCGAGTATCAGACTGCCGCCTCGGGAACACGCTTCAAGCCCTGATCCCTCCTGTTCGTAGGCGTTGCCCCTTTGCAGGCGGCAGCCTAATACTCGTGATCTACCGAGAGCAGACATGCAAGAGCTTCTGGTGTTTCTCACCTACATCGCAGCAATCGCGGTGTGTATCTCGATTACGGTATGCGCTCTTGCGTTCCCAGTGGTGAAAGCCATCAGGTTCTGGCGCGGGCACTGAAAGAAAATCAAAGGAAATCAAATGGCACGAGGCGGATCGCGCCCCGGGGCCGGACGTAAACCCGGCGTACCGAATCGGGTGACGGCAGATATCAAAGCGCTGGCGCAGAGCTATGGCGAAGAGGCTATCGACACCCTGGCCAGCATCATGCGCAACACGGATACGCCACCGCAGGCGAGAGTAGCTGCGGTGAAGGAGCTGATCGAGCGCGGCTATGGGAAGGCATCCCAACCCATCGGCGGCGCTGACGACTTGCCGCCTATCAAGGTAGCGGCGGTAGAGCTGACTGATGACCAACTCGCTTCTATCGCCGCAAGCAGCAGCCGCTGAGCTGCTGGCCCGGCGTAGGGCGCGGGAGGGATTGGTTGAGTTCACGAAATACACGTTGCCATCGTACCGGCCTGCCCAGCACCACCAGGAGATAGCCCGGGCATTGGAAGCGGTGGAGCGCGGAGACTGCAAGCGTCTGATGATCTGCATGCCTCCACGGCATGGGAAGTCTGAGCTTGCATCGCGCCGCTTTCCTGCGTGGTACTTGGGGCGAAACCCCGACAAGCAGATCATCGCCGCTAGCTACAACGGCGATCTGGCCGGCGACTTTGGGCGTGAAGTACGAAACATCGTCGCAGAGCAGGAATTCAGCGCTCTCTACAAGGTATCGCTGGCTGCTGACTCCAAAGCTGCAAACCGTTGGCATACCAGCGGTGGCGGCATGTACGTGGCAGCAGGGGTAGGGACCGCAGTAACTGGCCGCGGCGCACACATCTTTCTGATCGATGACCCGTTTAAAGACCGGGAGGAGGCTGACAGCGAACTCCGCAGGCGCCGGGTGTGGGATTGGTACACGTCGACCGCATACACGCGCTTGATGCCAGGTGGGGCGATTGTCCTGATTAACACCCGGTGGCACGAAGACGACCTTTCTGGCCGTCTCCTAGAGCAGCAGGAGCATGGTGGGGACAAGTGGGATGTTCTGAGCCTGCCCGCTATTGACGGTGCCGGCCGCGCACTTTGGCAGGAAGACTACCCGATCGAGCGGCTGCTGCAGATCAAGGCTGTGCTACCTGAGCGGGATTGGAATGCGCTCTACCAGCAGGATCCGGCGCCCGACGACGGGAGTTATTTCCGCCGCGATTGGTTCAAGGAATGGAAGGAGAAGCCCCGCGATTTGGCCATCTATGGCACCAGCGATTACGCGGTGACGGATGGCGGCGGGGATTACACGGTTCACCGGGTATGGGGAGTAGACCCATCTGGTGACATCTACCGGCTCGGCGGATGGCGCGGCCAGACATCTGCTGATGAATGGATAGAGCGAAAACTCGATTTGATTCAGGAATGGCGACCCTTTGCCTGGTTTGGTGAGGCTGGGGTGATCCAGAAGGCAGTCGAACCGATGCTAACCCGCCGTATGCGAGAGCGGAACGTGTTTTGCCGTATGGAATGGCTGCCCAGCGTATCGGACAAGCCAAGCCGTGCACGCGGCTTCCAGGCTCGTATGGCAATGGGCCGGGTCTGGTTTGAGCCCGGCGCTGAGATCAGCGAGTTTCTGAAGTTCCCCACAGGAAAGAACGACGACGATGTCGACACGGCGTCGATGATTGGGCGCGCGCTGGATGAGGCGCACCCGGCTGTGGTTAGCGCTAAGGCGCAACCAAAGACGCAAGACAGGTGGGACCGCGCATTTGGCGCATCAGACCCTGATGAATTTGACTGGAAAGTGGCATGAACGTGAGATTGGCAACCTTGGACGGTGAATATGTGCCCGATGCGGCCCTAGCCACGTCCGGCGGTCAGTACGATCACCACTTGGATCGGCTCGTCCGCGATTTCGAAGCGGCCGAGGAGGGCACACGCGATGCCCGCCTGCGCGCTGAGCGCAACCGCGATTACTACGACGGCAAGCAGCTAACCACCGAGGAAATCGCCGCGCTGAAGAAGCGCGGGCAGCCTCCCGTAGTCGTCAACTACATCAAGCGCAAGATCGAAATCCTGCGCGGCTTGGAGCGACGCTCCCGCACTGACCCCAAGGCATTCCCGCGCAACCCGCAGGACGAGCAGGGTGCTAACGCCGCCACCGACGCGCTGCGCTTCGTGGCAGACGAGAACGATTTCGACGTCGTGCGCTCGTCGGTCTACGAAAACATGATGATCGAGGGGTACGGCGGCGCCGATATTGTCGTCGAAGAGGCTCCGAATGGCGATGTGATCGTGTCGGTTCAGTATGTCCCCTGGGATCGCCTGGTGTACGACCCGCACAGCCGCAAATCGGATTTTTCTGATGCGCGTTATCGCGGCATCGTCATCTGGATGGACAAGGCCGATGCGATGGCCACCTACCCGGACCGGGAGGACGCCATCGAGGCGTCCCTGGCGACCGTGGCCATGTCGGAAACCTACGACGACCGCCCCAAGGACGGAATGTGGTCGGACAACCGGCGCACGCGCGTACGCATCGTCCAGATGCATTATCAGGATGCCGACGGCACCTGGATGGTGGCCACGTTCACGCGCGGCGGGTTCTTAGTTGACCCGCAAGTCTCCCCCTATGTAGACAAGTACGGGCAGCCAACCCCCTCTCTGATCATGCGGTCCTGCTACATCGACCGCGAAAACAATCGATACGGCGCGGTCAGCGACTGGATCGACACGCAAGACGAAATCAATAAGCGCCGCTCCAAAGCATTGCATCTGCTGAACCAGCGTCAGACCTACGGTACGAAAGAGGCTGTGCAGGATGTGGCCAAAGCCAAGCGCGAGCTCGCGCGCCCTGATGGTCACGTCGAATTGAATGGTGGGGCCACGTTCGGCCAGAACTTCGGCATTCTGCCCACTGGCGACATGGCCGCCGGCCAGATGCAGCTCCTGCAGCAGGTAACCGCCGAAATGCAGGCAAGTGGCCCGAATGCCTCATTGGCCGGCAAAGATCAGCGCCAGTTATCCGGCCGCGCCATCCAGTCCCAGCAGCAGGCCGGCAGTATTGAGGTCGAGCCTACCGTGGACGAGCTGCGCCAGTGGACGCGCGACGTTTACGAGGCGGTGTGGCTGCGCATCAAGCAGTTCTGGACTGACGAAAAGTGGGTTCGGGTCACGGACGACGAACGAAACATCAAATGGGTCGGCTTGAACAAGACGGTGACCGTAAAGGACCGTTTGGCCCAGCTTCCGCCCCAGATGCAGGAGCAGGCCCTCATGCTGGCCGCGCAGCAGTTCGGCCTACCACCCCAAGACCCGGCGTTGCTCGAGCAGCCTGTGGCCGTGGAAAACGACGTAAGCGGCCTGGATGTGGACATCGTCATCGAAGAGGGCCCCGACCTGGCCACCTTGCAGGGCGAACAGTTCGAGCAGCTTGCCCAGTTGGCCCAGTCCGGCGTGCCGATCCCGCCCAAAGCCATCATCCAGGCGTCGAGCCTGCGCAACAAGGACCAAATCCTGGACGAAATGGAGGCCGGCAACCAATTGCCGCCCCAGGTTCAGCAACAGATTCAGGCGATGCAGCAGCAGCTCCAGCAGCAGGGCGAAGCTATGCAGCAGATGCAGCAGCAACTGCGAGACAAGCAAGCAGATCTGGCGATCAAGGCCACCGACGCCGAGACGCGCCGCATGGCCGTCATGAAGCCCGACCAGCAGCAGCCGGTCGACCCGGTGGCGCAGCAAGTGTCCGTCGCCAAAGACGTCGCAGACATCCGCAAGGCCAACGCACAAGCGCAGCAGACTGAAGTCGAGACTGCGCTGCTGGTCACCATGCCCACCGCACCAGAGTTTAGGGGAAGCGTCAGCATCTGACGAATCCCAGTTTCACAGCCGCCTTCGGGCGGCTTTTTTTATTCCGCCGCCGGGGAATTCGGGCGTTAAAGCTGCCGCCGGGCTGAATCGGGCGTGAAGGTAGAGCGCAATGAGTGATCAGGACTTCGAGACTATTTTCGACGGAAAGCAGCCCGCAGAACCGCAAGCTGAACCAGCGCCCACCACGGCGCCGGAACCGCAAGCTGAGCCGCAGGAAGCTCCGAAGGGCGAAGCGCAGGAACCGGCATCTGCCGATCCGGCGACTGGGGAGCCGCCAGCCCCTGGAAATGAAAAGAACGTTCCGCTTGCCGCGCTTGAGGCAGTACGCAAGGAAAAGACGGACTGGAAAGAAAAGGCCATTCGCTACGAGGAGCAGATCAAGCAGCTGGAGGCGCGTCAGCATGCGCCCCAGCAGCCGCCGCAACCTCAGCGCGAGATGACACCGCAGGAATTCGCCTTCAACGAGCGTTTGCACACATCGGAATTGCTTGCGCGCGAAAAGCATGCCGACATGGACGAAAAGCTCGCTGCCTGGGAAGCCGCCGCTGCGAAGAATCCGGCCATGGGGGCCGAGCTTCTGAACCAGCGCCACCCCTGGGAATACGTCTACCAGCAGGGCGCGCGCTTGCTCGCTATGCGGGAGATCGGCGACGACCCTGCGGCATACAAGGAGCGCTTGCGCCAGGAACTTCTGGCCGAAATGCAAGCGCAACCCGCCGCGACTGCCCAGCCCGCTCCGACCCCTGCGCCCGCCGCAGCTTTGCCCACTTCCCTGGCCACCGCCCGATCGACCGCCGGCAGATCCGCCGCGGCGTTTACTGGGCCTCGGCCGTTCGACGACATCTTCAAATAAAGGAGCCGTAAATGGCTGAAACTACCGCACGCGCGGGGCTTACCCCGCAGATTTGGGACTCGGAATACTTCGAGGAATACGTCCGCGAGAACCGTTACCGCCGCTTCATGGGTACAGGCGAATCGTCGATCTTCCGCACCAAGGAAGATCTGTCCCGCAAACCGGGTGATCGGGTCACCTTCGCGGCTGTGCGCACCATCGGCGGCGGCGTCCGGGGCAATACGGTGCTGGAAGGCAACGAGGCCGAACTGGACATGCGTTCCATGACGGTTGCGGTCACTCCGCGCCGTAATGCGGTCGTCATGACCGAGTGGGACGAGCAGAAGTCCGCGATCGACATTCGCCAGGCCGCCCGCGGCGCGCTGAAACAATGGTCGTTGGATTCGATGCGCGACGACATCACCGCCGCGCTGAAGTCCATCCCGAATGCTGCCGGCATCATGGTGCCGTACGAGCAGGCCACCGAGGCCGAGAAGGACGCATTCCTGGCGGCCAACGCTGACCGCGTGCTGTTCGGTGCGGCCAAGAGCAACAACGCCGGGAACGACTGGTCCGCATCGCTGGCCAACATTGACAACGCGGCCGACAAGCTGACGCCCCAGCTGATCAGCCTGGCCAAGCGCATGGCGCAGACCGCCACGCCGCATATCCGTCCCACGCGCACGACCGAAGATCAAGAATGGTTCGTGATGTTCGCGAATGCGCTGTCGTTCCGGGACCTGCAGAACGCTCCGGAAATGACCCAGGCGAACCGCGACGCGCGCGAGCGCAATGTGCGCACCAACCCGCTATTCACTGGCGGCGATCTGGTCTGGGACGGCGTCATCATCCGCGAGGTGCCGGAAATCGGCGTCATCCCGGGAGTGGGCGCCGGTGGCATCGATGTGGGCTTCAACTTCCTGTGCGGCGCTGGTGCCCTCGGGCTGGCCTGGGCGCAACGCACGCGCTCGACCACGGACGTCCGCGACTATGGTTTCCGCCATGGTGTGGGCATCCAGGAAATCCGGGGCATCGAGAAGCTGATGTTCGGCACGGGCCTGGAAGACCGTCAAACGCTGGTTCAGAACGGCGTTGTTTCCGTGCTGACCGCAGCCGTGGCTGACGCCTAACACCTGACTCAACTGAGATGGGACGAGGCGCCCACAGAGCGCCTTTCCCGTCTGTTTAAGGAGATTTTCATGGCAACTGTCAATGCCGCCCGCGTGGGCGATACGAAACCGCGCGACGTCATGCCCGGCGTGGGCGACGGTCAATCGGTCAAAGCGATCCCGTTCCGCTACGACTGGACTTCGGCGCAGCCTTCCGGAACTGTGATCCAGTCGCCGGTCATCCAAGCTGGCTCGGTGGTGCTGGATGTGATGCTGGTTACCAGTGGAGCGGGTACCGCGACGTTTGACGTCGGCTATGGCGGCGACACGGACTATTTCGTGGCCGCAGGAACTGGCGCCGTCATTCGTGCGAACGCGGCCACCGCTTCGCCCCTGGTGCTTGCCACCAACGACACCATCGATATCTACACCGGAACCGCCTCCACCGGCGCTACAGGCTACGTCGCTGGGTACATCTTGGTGGTCCCCCGCAACACGTAACCCAACTGCGGGCCGGCCTTCGGGTCGGCCTGCCTGGAGATCTGCATGGAAACGATCAAACTGACCTTCACGGGCGACCCCTTCCATCCTGGTGAGAAGCGTCACGATCTGGTCATCGGCGATCACGTCTTCCCATTGGGGAAATCGGTCGAAGTCCCGGACACCCCGACTTTCCGAAAACTCGCTGAAAACAGTCACTTCAATGGTTCGGTGGCTGTCGGCGAGGACGCCAAGCCTAAGAAGAGCGCAAAGTAAACATGGCGACCAAACGCGAGCTGGCCCCGCGCGTACTGCGCAAGCTCACCGTCCTGGCTGCGGGCGAAAGCGCCGACGCAGCTGATATCGAGGTGGTCGAGCAAAAGCTGGATGCAGTCCACGCTGCGCTCGAAACGCGCGGGCTGCTCCGTTGGACGCTGAACGATGTTCCTGCCTATGCCCAAGAGCCGTATGTCTTCATGGGCGCCTACCTCGCCGCTCCTGAATTCCAGCGGGCGCCTGACGCATCGTTGTGGTCGTCAGGCATGCGTGAGATCGAGGCGGCGGTGGCGCTCACGGACGTTGGGGTGACCCGGGCGGAGTACTTCTGATGGAAATCGCTGTTGCTCTGAACGGCGCAAAGCGCCGCGACCTGCGCCTGTATGAGGGCGACGAGGTGACGCTAACGGTCAAGGTGTATCAGCGCGACGGTGACGAAGAACCGATCGACCCGGCGCAGGTCACTGACCTTGCGATGACGACGGTGGGGCCTTTCGACGGGCTGATTCCAGTCGGCAGCGCCTTCACTGTCCCGGTAGGTCTGTGCTGGAGGAACTGGTACACGCTCAAGGGCGTGGTGAACGGCGTGCCGAGCACGCTTGCGATGGGCTGGATCCTCGGGTACGGCACGCCTGATCGACCGTACCCGTGGGGCAATGACTATGGCTGGCGTTGGCCTTATGGCCCAGGAAATTGGGGGGTAATCCCGTGGTAGAGATTCCCTTCGTCGGCCCGGCCTACCGCGCGCGCAGCATGAACCTGAACGCGCAGCGCTGCGTGAACTTCTACCTGGAAGCCGGCGGCCCTGACGGTCGCACCCGTGCGGCGCTGATCGGCACGCCTGGCCTGGTGCGCAAGCTGGTGCTGCCGAATGCCCCGTGCGAGGTACGCGCCGCTGAGGTGTTCAAGGGCGAATTGTGGGTGGTCGGCGGAAACAAGCTGTATTCCATCACCAAAACGTGGGTGGCGACCGAGCGCGGCACGTTGGATACCAGCACCGGCAACGTATCCATCCAGGCCAACAACAGCCAGTTGATGCTGGTCGACGGCGTCTCTGGCTACATCTGGGACAAGCCGGACGGCACGTTCAGCCGCATCACCGACCCTGAATTCCCTGCCGGCGCGCGCTCCGTCTCCTACATCGATAGCTATTTCGTCGCGGAGACGCCGAACACCGAACAGTTCTCTATCAGCGCATTGGGAAACGGGCAAGACTGGGACGGCACCGATTTCACCAGCGCAGAGGGTGCGCCTGACAACATCGTCGCGCACCTGACCGACCACCGTCAGTTGTGGGTGCTGGGCGAGACGACGATTCAGATCTACGAGAACACCGGCAATGCCTCGTTTCCTCTGGAGGCCAGCGGCACGGCATTTATCGAAGTCGGCTGCGTGGCGCCTGCCAGCGCCAAGCGCTTCGATAACTCGGTCGTCTGGCTGGGCCAGGACGAGAACGGGCAGGGCATCGTCTGGCGCGCGGCCAACTACAACCCGGCGCGCATGTCCGACCACGGGCTGGAATTTGCGATGCAGAGCTATCCGCGCATCGACGACGCGCGAGCCTTCACCTACCAGCAAGACGGCCACACCTTTTACGTGCTCACTTTCCCCAGCGCGGACGCCACTTGGCACTTCGACGCTGCAACCGGCACCTGGGCCGAGCGGGCGTGGCTGGAATCCGGCACCGGCAAGCTGCACCGCCACCGCGCCAACTGCCATGCTGCCTTCAACGGGCAGAACATCGTAGGCGACTGGGAAAACGGCATTCTGTACGCCCTGGACCTGAACACGTTTACGGATGACGGGTCCGCCATCTTGTCGCTGCGCGCGGCGCCGACGCTGGCCGACGAACAGAAGTTTTTGTTCTACGGCTCGCTGCAGGTCGACGTGGAGGCGGGCGTTGGCCTGCCGACCGGCCAGGGCGAAGATCCCAAGATGATGCTGCGCTACTCGGACGATGGTGGCCACACGTGGAGCAATCGCCGTGAGGCGACCATGGGCAAGATAGGCAAGTACGGCGCGCGGGCAAAGTGGAATCGCCTTGGGCGCGGGCGCAATCGGGTGTTCGAAATCAGCATCACGGACCCGGTCAAGCGGGTCGTGCTGGGCGCCTACGCCGACATCGAGAAGGGGACCGCCTGATGGTAGATCCTATCCAGCAGACCGCGCAGATCAATCTGCCGAACCCGCGGACGCCGCTGATCCGTTTTCAGCTTCCAAACGGCGCAGAAGTGCTTGGCTATCCGACCCGGGAATTTATGGCGCTACTGCGTCAGTTTTCGATCCGCGTGGGCGGCACTGGCAGCGACGTCGACATCATCACCCCAGACAGCGACATCCTGGCGCCTCTCGGTGTGGACGCTGGTGTCTCTGGGTTTCTGGGGGCTGAGCAGCTCATGCTAATAAGCGGGGTAGACCTCCAGGCCATCGTAGCGGCGGCCGTGGCACAGGAAGTGCAGATGGCGGTTGCACAGTTGGGCGTGTCGCCCGGCATTTCGGATCAATCGATTGAACCGCGCGAGGCTGCCGCCAGTCCGTTGGCCAACGAAATGACTATGGGGATATCGGCATGACTATCGAGGCCCTACCTGAAATGGTGATGTGCCCCGTTGCCATAGAGGCAGGGGCGGGCGCCAATCCTTACCAGCTGACTGTCACAGCATCACCCATGACGTACACCGCTCGCCGTCGTGAGGCGTTGCATATCACCGGCGGCACGATCAGCACGGTCAGCTACGTGCGCGGTCCGCTGCTGTTGGCCCTGGCCGTCGTCACCGGCGGGCAGCTCATCGAATTGAACCCGGGCGATCAGGTTCGCATCACCTATCTGACCACCCCGACCATCTGGATCCTTCCGAGGTAACCATGCAACGAATCCCTGTTCCGATCCCTGCTGCCCAGCTCACCACCAGCGCTTCGGCGTACTACACCGCTCCGGGAGGAACGACCGCGACGATCAACAACCTGTCTCTGACTAACACGACCACCGGCGTCGTGTCCGTCACGTTGCACCGTGTGGCAAGCGGGGGCACGGCCAGCGCGGCCAACATGATCGGCAACGCGCGCGACCTTGCAGCCCGGGAAACGTGGGTGCCCCCTCAAGCGATCGGCCTGCAGTTGGGTCCGAATATGACCTTGCAGGCATTGGCGGGCGCCGCGACGTCCGTAACCATCGCCGGCGGCGCGTACGAGACCTCCGGCTCCTGATCATGCTGCACGTGTGCCGGGACGTAGAGTTCGTGAACGCGGTGATGAACCACCCTGACGTTCGCCCGTTCATTGGGCCTGGCCCTAAAGAACTGGACTTAGCTGCATTCATGGCCGAGTCTCGCAACATCGTGCTGGCGAATGAGGACGGCTGTTTCCTATTCCACTGGTACACGAACGGCGTCTACGAGGTGCACACCAACTTCCTGCCGCAAGGGCGAGGACGGAAGTCGCTGGCAGCGGCTCGGGCGGCGGCGCATTGGATGTTCGCGAAGACCGATTGCACGGAAATTCTGACCAAGATCATTGCGTCGAACGCGGCGGCGGTGTGGTTGACCGAAAAGATGAACTTCCGGCATCTGTTTGACAGCCCCCGCGAAGGTTGGGGGGACGTTCGGTACTACCGAATGGGATTCCATGATTGGGTGGCCTGCGATAAGGAGCTGCCCGACCGCGGGCACTGGTTCCATACCCGGCTCGAGGTTGAACGCGGCAGCGCCCCGGGACATGACGATGATGCTGTCCATGACCGGTATGTGGGCGCAGCAGTCGAAATGATCCTGGCTGGGAATTTGCAGAAAGCCCAACTTCTATACAACTCGTGGTCCATGCTGGCCGGATATGCCCAATTGCAGATCCTGAGCATGGACCCGCTTCGCCTTCACATTGGCGATGGCGAAATCACCGTCCAAGACGGTACTTTTTTTCATAGGTGACATATGGCGGGCGGCGCACTTGGAGCAGTTGGGAGCGTGGTAGGAGGTATCACCGGCTCGGATGCGGCTGATTCTGCTGCGGATGCGCAGCGGGATGCTGCTCGTCGGTCGGAGGAAACCCAAAAATGGTTTTACGAGCAGAACCGGGGCAACCTGGAGCCGTACAACCAATTCGGCCAGGCCGGGATGAACGCATTGGCGTATCGCCTGGGCCTGGGTGGCGTCAGCCCGACCGGACAAAGCGTGGCGAACCAGAGCTATGACCAGATCCGAGCTGAATTGCTACCGCAGTTCCAGGGTGGTTCAAACGGGGGGAATCCGCCAGACCTGAACAGCCTGCTGAAGAATGGCGCGGATCGCTCTTACTCCAGTGCGCAATGGGGCTATGACCCGCAGAAGCAGAAGTGGGGATACCAGATGACCTACCAAGGCGGTGGGGATGCGGGGAATCCGTACACGAAGTGGGTTTATGCGGACGGCAACGCTGGAGGCGGTTCAGGCGGTGTAAATGAGGCCGGCTTGGAAGCCGCCATCCAGCAACGGCTGCGACAGCAGCAGGCCGCTCAATCTGGCGCGCAGAACGACCCGCTGTATGGGTCCCTGTTGGATACCTACAAGGAATACAAGCCTTTCTCGGCAGCAGATTTTCAGGTGGACCCAGGCTACGCATTCCGGCAATCGGAAGGTGAGAAGGCCATAGAAAGGATGGCGGCGGCGCGTGGTGGTCTGAATTCCGGGCGCGCAGCGAAGGATCTCGCCGCCTACAACTCTGGGCTGGCCAGCCAGGAATACGGCAACGCCTACGGCCGGTACGTCAATGACTACACCACTGGCTTCAACTCGTTCAACACGAACCAGAACAACATTTACAACCGCCTCATGGGCGTCACCGGCGTTGGGCAAAACGCTGCAAATGCCCTGGCCGGCGTTGGTGGAAATGCTGCCAGCCAGATTGCAGACACCCAGTTGCAGGCTGGCAACGCCGCGGCTGCGGGCGCTGTTGGGCAGGCCAATGCCTGGAGCAATGCGTTGGGCGGCGTGACGAACTCGCTGCAGGGCGCGATCGCTCGTGGGACAAATCAAGGCATGAGCGGGTACAGCGGCACCTTCACGCCTACGACGGGCGTTGGAGGCCTCGGCAGCGGTCAAGGCGTTAATGGGTGGTGGTAAACATGGCTCTGAACTCTTCCATTCCCCTGCAGGTTCAAGCACCTCAGATCCAGAATTACACGAATGCCCTCTATGACGCCACGCGATTGCGCGGAGCACAGCAGGATGTGGCTGACCAGCAGCGAGTCAGCGCGGAGCGCAACGCCCTTGCGGACGTATTGCGCCAAGGACAGGTCTTCGATGCCCAGGGTCAGCTAACGCCCGGTGGGCTGGGCCAAGTCGCGCAGGCGGCGCCGAGCCAAGTGCCCGCATACGCACAGCTGGCAAACCAGCAGACGCGCCTGAACCAGCAGGATCAGCGGCAGGGCGTGCAATTGGCCATGCAGCGTCAAGACTGGGCACGGCAGGGAATCGCTGCCTCTCTCACGCCTGATGATGCGCGCAACTACGTGCAAAGTGGTTTGCAGTCTGGCGTGCTGGACCAGCAGACCGCTCAACAAATCCTCGGCCAGATCCCATCTGATCCCGCTGCGTATGGGCAATGGCGTACTGCTATGGCTCGTCAGATGATGACGCCTGCGCAAATTGCGGAACTTGAGCGCGGCACCTATTCCGCTCCGGTGCAGACTAATCAGGGTTTTGCGCAGATCGACCGTAACGGCCATGTGCGTATCCCCACAGGACCAAATGGTCAGCCTTTGATGCCTGTGACGCTAGATGCGGCCGGTCAAGGCTCTGCTGCGCAGGCGAAGGCCTACGGGACTGCGCAGGGCAAAGCGCAAGCGGAGAACGAGCAGGGTATCGGCCAAGCCGAGGCCACTGCCAACCAGATCATCGGCGTGATCGATAAAGCGATCAACCACCCAGGGCGCGAGTATGCGACTGGTCTTTCCTCGATGTTGCCCACGCTTCCAGGAACCGATGCCGCCGACTTTGGCGCCGTGTTGGATCAGATCAAGGGCCAAGCCTTCCTGCAGGCGTTCGAAAGCCTCAAGGGAGGCGGCCAGATCACGGAAGTGGAAGGTCAAAAGGCTACTCAAGCTATCGCGCGACTGGAGCGCGCACAGAGCGAGAAGGAATTTTTGCAGTCGCTTCAGGACCTGCGCGGCATCGTTGCCAGCGGCCTTGAACGTGCCCGGCGCAAGGCGGGTGGTGCGGCGCAAGCAAATGCTGTGGGTGGTGGAGCAGCATCCTCTGGCGCCGCGCGTCCCAGCCTGAACGACATTTTCGGGAACTGAAATGGCGACTCCGCAGGAATTCGCGCAGCAGTACGGTCCGCAGGCCGCCGCGGTTGGTAAGCAAATCGGGGTCGACCCAACCGTCTTGCTCGGGCAGTGGGGGCTTGAGACGGGCTGGGGCCGATCGGTAGTTCCTGGCACGAACAACCTTGGAAACATCAAGGACCTTTCCGGCGCCGGGATAGCGGCTACCGACAACATGACCGGGAGTGTTGATCGATACCGCGCGTACGACACGCCGGACGCATTCGGGAATGACTTTGCCGGGTTGATCAATCGTCGCTATCAGGGCGCTTTGAACGCAGGAACTGATGCCCAAGCCTACGCCCGTGCGTTGAAGGCAGGCGGTTATGCGGAAGATGCCGATTACGAACGGAAGCTTGTAGCTGCTACGGATTTGGTGCGTAAGTCGGGCGGACTGCTCGACCGAGCAGCACAGGCAGTTTTGCCATCTGCTCAAGCAGCATCTGCACCTGATTTTGGAAGCAAGGTTCGCTCGGCAAGGGAAGCGGGATACTCCGATGCGGAGATAATGCAGCACTTGGGCCAATCCCAAGGGTTTGCAGATCGCATGGCGCGCGCTCGTGAAGCCGGATATTCAGATGCTGAGATTTTCCAGCATCTTGGGTTGCCGAGCTCGCAGACGTCTGAAGCCCTGCCGCAGGGTGAGGATGTGTCGCGAGGCCCTGATGGCGTCATGCGCGTCGAAATGTCGCAGGAATCCAACCCCTATGCCTCTGGCGCGCCGCAAGAGCGGAACTTGCTGGATCGGGTGGGGCGTCAGGTCGGTCTGACTGCGCGCGCCGGCATCACCGGGGCTACTGGCCTAGCGTCGATGGGTACGAACGCCGCGATTTCTGGAATCAATTCCCTCTTCGGAACCAGCATTCCGCCGGCTGACGTGGGTGCCACGCTTTCGGCGATCGGCCTTCCTGAACCCGAGAACACCGTTGAGCGCGTCGCGCAGGACGTCGCCGGCGGCATGGCGGGCGCCGGCTCGGTGGCGCAGATCGGGCAGTCCCTGGCGCAAAATGCTGTTGCGCCGCTCACGCGCGCCATCGGCGGCCAGTTGGGCGGTGGTGTGGGGACGCAGGTTGCATCAGCCGGCACGGGCGCGGGTTCCGCTGGAGTGGCGCGCGAAGAGGGCGCGGGAGTGGGCGGGCAGTTGGCTGCCGGCCTTGCCGGCGGCTTGGTCGCACCGGCTGCGCTCTATGGTGCAGGCGCGGCAACTCGCGGCTTGCTGCGCGGTGGCGAGCAGGGGCGGCAGACGGTGGCGCGAAACCTGGAAGAATTCCAGCGGGCGGGTACCACCCCGACGCTTGGCCAGGCCACCGAGCGGCCCGTGTTGCAGGGACTGGAGACCGTCATGTCGCAATCGCCTGGCGGTGCCGGTGTCATGGCGGCGCGCGCGGCTGGCCAGGTTGACGACATCGCGAGCGAAGTGGGGAACATCGTCAGCCGGCTGTCGCCGCGCGCTGGTGCGCTGGAGGCTGGCGAGGCGGTCACGCGTGGGCTGGAAGGGTTCAAGGCGGGCGTGAAACGCGTGCAAGGCCAGCTTTATGACCGTCTGGACGACTACATCCCGCAGACTTCGCCCGTTCAGGTTGACCGCACGCGCCAAGCGCTGGCCGCGCTCAATTCGGACATCGATGGCGCGCCGGCGCTCAGTCAGATGTTCAAGAACAGCCGCATCAAGGGCATCGAAAATGCGTTGCTGTCGGATCTGGATTCCGGCATGACTTCCTATGGCGCGCAGGCATCGCGCCGGTCGTCCACACTGCCTTACGAGTCGATCAAGAAGCTGCGCACGCTGGTGGGCAAGGAAATCGACAACACGAATTTCACCTCTGACGTGCCGCGCGACAAGTGGCGTGCGGTGTATTCGGCCCTGTCCGACGACCTCGGCGACGCCGCCGAGCGCGCAGGCCCGGAAGCCTATGACACGTGGCGCTGGGCAAACCAGTTCACCCGCGATCAGGTTGGGCGCCTGGACGATCTGGCCAGCATCGCCGGCCGGGACACCCCAGAGAAAGTGTTCAACGCCGCCATTGCTGGCAGCCAAGACGGAGACACAATGCTGCGCCGCGTGGTCAGCGCCATCCCGAAGGAGAACCGCCGGGAGCTGGCCGCCGCTGTGATCCAGCGCATGGGTCGCGCCACGGCCGGTAACCAGAACGAAGCCGGCGACGTCTTCAGCACGTCGACCTTTCTTTCGAACTGGAATCGGCTGTCGCCTCAGGCGCGGGAGACGCTGTTCGGCCGAATTGACGATCCGAAGTTACTGAGCCAGTTGGAGAACCTGGCTAAGGTATCGACGAACATTCGGGACGGCTCTCGCTATCTGGCGAATCCATCTGGCTCCGGAGCGGCTGCCGCGCGTCAAGCATTGGTTGGCGCTGGCGCCCTAGCGGGGATCACGGGGAATTTCCCAGCGCTGGGAGCGATTGGCGCCGGGTTGGCCGGCACAAACCTGTTGAGCCGGGCCTTGACCAACCCGAACGCGCTGATGCGCCTGGCTCGCCCGACGCAAGTTGATTTGCCCGCTGTTCTGGGCGGCCTGCAAGGACTCGTGCCGCGCGAGTGATCAGCGGTAGATGGAATAGACGAAGAAGGCGACAAGGCCGATCAGCACTACCGGCAAGACGATCACCATCAGCCCCCACCCGATAAACCGAAGTTCACCGCCGGACCCGTTGGTCCACCACTCTCTGAAGCCGTAGCGTTCGACTTCGGTTGCTTTCCAGATTGCCTGAAGAATTTTCATGTCCACATTGCCCCGCCCCGTGCGGGGCTCTTTTTTTTGAGGTCCAGAAATGGCCGTCGCGTCCTATATTCTGCCCCGGTTCCGGGCCTTCGACGACTTCGGTCGGCCGATGGTGGGGGCCAAGCTCTACACCTATCAGAACAAGACCACCACGCCCGCGCCCACCTACCAGGAAGCGCAGCAGAGCGCTGCCAATACGAATCCGATTGTATTGGATGCGTCTGGCGAGGCAATCATCTACCTCCTGAAAGACCAGGTCTATACGTTCGTCCTGAAGGACAGGGGCGAAGTCGCCATCTGGTCGCAGGACGATGTTACGGGGGCCGCGAGCGCTCAAGAGCTTGCGGACTTTATCGATGGGTTGGAGTCTGATTCAGGCGCCTCAAAGATCGGCTTTCTTCAAGATGGAGTTAGCGCGACTGCTCGCACAGTTCAAGCCAAATTGCGCGATCGGGTAAGCGTGCTGGATTTCGGCGCGATCGGCGATGGTACATATCACCCCCTGTCTGAGCGGTTCGCGTCGCTGCCGGCGGCGCAGGCTAAGTACCCGTTTGTGACGGACCTCACGCACTCCATCGACTATGCCGCGATCCAGGCGGCGCTGGATTCCCTAGAAGCGCGCGGCGGCGTGGTTGAAGACAAGATCGGTCTGAAGTTGGTAGTTGCCGGCCCTGGGCTGCTTGTCCCCGACGGTGTCGAGTTTGATGGCGCGGGGAATGGCTACTGGGATTTCGTGTTTCCTGGCCGCGCCAAGACGTGGGAAGGCACGACGATTTTCCTGTATGGCACGGGCGCCAAGACTTGGTCCCGCCGCGGCATTTCTTCGATGCGCAATGCGGGCGGCATGCGGGAGTTCAGCACCGCGCCTGGCGAGTACGCCATGCTATCATCGCTGATGAACCCGGACGCTTCTGGCTCGACTCCGGCGACCCCGAAGCAGTTCAGCGTGGGCATCCGTGGGAAGAACCGGCTGTCCAACAATTGGGTCATCGGCAACTGCCGGGTTGTTCCCTGGATTGGCGCGGACGGCATGTCCGACTACAGCAATACGGCATACACCGGCCTGGCTGCTGACTGGGACATCGGGGTCCTGATGGAGGATTCCGAGTGGGTCAATCTGCGCAACGTGCAGGTCGTGGGCTACTGGCGCCAGTACGGCGCGGCCATGCTGAATAGCGACTATGACGAGTTCGGCGGTCAAGAGCGGAACCTGATCGAGCACTGCAAGTTCCAGGGGCTGCGCGGCCTGTCCATCCGCAGCGGTGATACGCGTGCGGTGGCGGCGAAGACTTCGTCCACGGTAGAAATCTTGTGGGATGCGGAATCGTTCTGGGAGCCGGCTGGCACGTTCACGGGCTTTCCTGATTCCGGGTTTACCGTGTACAGCTACACGTCTCTGAGCCGCAACGGCGGGAATCTGGTGTTCAACGGCGTGACGCCGGACCCGACCATCGCCAACATCAATACGCTGCGCGCGCCCAAGCGCAGCAGCGGCGCGGCCGGAACCCGCCTGTGCGACGTGCACGTTTGCGGCCTGGACCACACAAACGGCGGCCAGGCTGCGGCATATGGCCTGGGTGTTTCCACGGCGTTCGAAATGAGCGGCTACCCCTTGCGCGGTGTCGCCTTCGACAACGTCAAGATCCAGTCCCGCGAACGAATCCTGGCATTTTTCCATGACTGCCAGGACGTGCTGATGGACCAGTGCCAGTTCGAAGGTCCGGGCGAGCGCATCGCGTCCCCCTTGGCCGGCGCCAGCACCGCGCCCGCGCCGTCCGGCGACACGCGGAACATGCGCATCCTGTCGACCCTGGGTTTGACCGGGGCAATGTTTACGCCGCGCTCGATCTTCAATGATGCAAACCAGATCAACCGGACCGGGTTGAACAGCGGCCTTGACATCACCAGTCCTGACACCAGCCCGGTGACGATATCTTCTCGCACGCTGGGCGAAATCATTCGGTTCACTGACGCGGGCACGGTGGGCATCGGCACTACGAACCCGGCCCAGAAGTTCCAGGTGGCCACGACCAACCCGGAAGTGATGCGGCTGCAAAGAACGACAGCCGGCCTGGTTGGCATGCAGTTCACCAATCCCAACGGCAGCGTCTCTATCCGCGTGGATGCTTCAGCCGCGAATGCTGGATCCTTCTTCAGCAGCGGCGATAACGCTGTGTCGTGCGGAACGGCATCGTTCCGTTGGTCTACCGTTTTTGCTGGAACAGGCACGATCAACACGTCGGATGGTCGTCTGAAAGATGTCCGCAGTGCGCCTTTGGAAGCCGAGCTTCGGGCGTGGGGTCGGGTACGGTCGTCGGTATTCAAGATGCTGGACGCCATCGCCCTGAAGGGCGGCGACGCGCGCCTGCATGTCGGATACATCGCGCAAGAGGTGGCGGACGCATTCGCCGCCGAGGGGCTGAACGCGGCCGACTACGCGCTCTGGTGCGAAGACGAGATTGTGCAGTCCGTGATCGTCAAGGAAAGGCGCCAACGCCAGCGCCAGCTGCGCCTGGTCGAGCAGGTCGAGCAGGTCGACATTGTGGACGGAGTTCCGGTGCTGACCTTCGTGGAACAGGAGACGATGGTTGGCGCTTTCGACCATTTGCCGGTGCTGGATAGCACGGGCGCCCAGGTCTTTGATGACGCCGGCCGCCCGCGCACGCATCCCGTCCCGGTTATGGAAGACGTGGAAGTAGAGATCGAAGTTCAGGTTCCGGCCGGGACTCGCCTGGGGCTGCGCTACGAGCAATGTCTCGTCTTCGAGGCGGCCTATCTGCGGTGGCGCGTAGATGCGCTGGAGTCCCGCGTGCTGGCGCTGGAGGCACGCCCATGAGCGTTGAGAATGATTTGCCCGCACGTATGACCGCCGTCGAAAAGGACGTAGGGCAACTCCGTACTGGGCAGGCCAAAATCGTTGCATGGGGCGCCGGCGCTCTAACGATGTTCTCCATCCTATTCGGGATTTTGGTCAGCATCGTCGCGTGGTCGGCTACACGCACCGTCACCCAACTGGACGACGTCGGCAAGGGCGTATCAAGTATCCAGACCGACGTAGCCGTGCTTAAGACCAAACAGGAAACCAGCGATCGCTCCTGGAAGCTGATTACCCAGCTTGCAAAAAAGGGGGCAGCCGATGTGTCAAAAACTCTCAATGATGAGTAGGTGTGTGCGATGCGTAGCCCGGGTGAAATTCTTTCTTTGCGTTCAAGTACTCCACATGGGCGCGGAGCGCTGTGTGGAAACGGCCTAAGAACTTCTTTTTCCCGGCAATAGAAATTTTGGCAACAAATAATCCCCTGCTCGCATCAAAGCTCACACCAATGAACCCAGTTGTGTTGCGGCGCGTAGGGCGTATTCGGTTTTGTTGATTTTTTGCGACCGACACGTCGCGAAGGTTGTGAAGCCGGTTGTTTTGTCTGTCGCCATCAATGTGATCAATCTGGCCTTTGGGCCATTGCCCGTAGTGATAGAGCCACGCTAATCGGTGCACGCGATGCCGGGAATAGTTGAAGAAAACGAGCTGATAGCCGTCCTTGTCAGTAACTGTGTTAGCTACACCAACCCTAGCTTTGCGTCTGTC